ATGCGGCATGCCTCACGCAATCGGGCCTGCAGTTCATGCTTGCCCATGTAGAGCGTGATGTCGTTCGCATCATACTCGGCGAGCGTGGCCAGATAGCGCTCGCGCGCTTCGCGGGAATTCAGGACACGCAAGCGGGTATCGATCCCGGCCCGGTCGTTGTGGTCGAAGTAGTTCATTCGCGTTCTCCCAACGCTTCACGGGCAAGTTCGGCTTCTACCACGCGGCGGTAATTGTCGTTCCACGGCGAACCGTCGCGCCCGAAGTCTATGCCGTGCAGTGAAGCAACGCACCTGCCGTTCTCGTCGCGCATTGCGCACTGCCACTGCTCCCATGCGGGGGTTTCGTCAGACCAATCGGCGGATGTGGAGTCTTGATCCACGCTCCAAACAAATGAACCACCAGCGTTCCGCGCCCACTCTTCAGCATGCGCCAACGTGCGCGCACCATTCAACCGATGAGCACGTTGCTGTGCAGGCGTTGCGTCCGACGGATGACTGTACCCTGCGTTACGGTAGAAGAACGCCACCGCTGTCGGGGTTTGATGAGGCATTTTCATTTGCTACTCCTAGAAGTTGTCCCACATCCAGCCCGCAAGCCAGATGCAAAAACAGATGAAGAGAAAGTGGCTCACGCTGCCGCCATGCGAACTGAAAGCCGCTGCATGATGCGTTTGGCGCGCTGGCCGCGATTCGACAGCGGCGTATATAGCACGGCTTGCTGATTGAGGCGCAGAAAGAGCATCAGTGCGCGAGTCTGATAGGGGGCTTTCATTCCGTTCTCCCGTGGCGCAACGCGCGCCGCTTGTCTTGGATACTGCAACCCGCGTGCCAGCGCATTCAGCGGCCGGGCTTGCGTGTTGCTGCGATGCAATGGACCAAAATTGTCAGTTGTGGACGTTGCGCGTCACTTCGGGCTGACAAAAATTGTCACTTTACCCGAGTCACGCGCAGGCCGACATAGCTGTCGTCGACCAGCGAAAACTCGGCCGCGCATTTGAACCGCATCTGATAGCGCACGCGCAGCCACTGCAGGATGGCCGATACTTGCGAGGGCAGGCGGTACTGCGGGAAGAGTTTCGATTGGCCGACAGTGAGCGCCTGAAGCTGAGCAGTGGGGCCATTTGCAAGGCGCTCTTCATATGCCTTGCGTTTGGCGGTTTGCGCCTGCGATTCCTTCTCGCACTCAGCGCGCCAGAATGCAACCTGGTCGGGATCGCCGCGCCGGATAGCGCGCTGTACTTGTTTCCACGGGTTTTGCTTTCGAGCCATGCGGGTCTCCGATTGGTGAAAACGCGTTATAGCACGTCTTTACTTACGTGCAAACTGTCATTTTTTACACTGTTAAATGGCTAGACGGAGGGTAGGCGAAGTGTCGTAAGACTGTGTGTACCGTTTTCGCGTTGTAGATCATAGGCTTGGCCGCGATCTTAGACAGCTCGACACCTTTCCCTAGGGGGTCCCTAAATGTAAATGGGACAGGTTTTATTTACCAGCCTTTATTGCGTCATTACCTGGTATGTAAGGCCTGTACTCTTTGACTTGTCTCTACCCCCTTTATTACTACTTTGCTGTCTAGCCTTAAAGAAATAGAGCTAAGTAGTAATAAAAAGAGGAGGTTACGGTTAGACACCTTTACGACAGTGGCGCGACAGCAAAAATAGGTGTCTAGAGAGTGATATCACTTTGCTATCGCAATAGGCGAAGTCAATAGCCAGCGGCTATGGCGCATGCGCTTGGATGCGTACTCGCTGTAAGGGCTCTTTACTTACGCGATGTCGCGTGATCGCCGTCACGCTTTCCAGCTGCCAGGCGCATGCGCTCGCCAGCCCGTTAGCGCTAACAAAACACCCCGCACTGCAGCATGCCGGCGCATGGGCGGCCAGGCGGGAGGGCCTACCCCCACCCCCTCGGTTCGGGGCCCCCTCGGGGAGTCCCACACGGGGGTGGGCATCTGAAACGCGCGACCGATTTTCTGAAATTTTAAATTTTTCAACGACTTAGCCGTATAAAGAAACACTTATACGGCGCCAAAGCCTAGAAAGCGCACAGCGCCAAAGCCTAGTCGGCTTGACAGCAGCCTTTTGACGCCCTACGTTCACGTGATGAAGCCCACAATGCAGGATCTCGTCGGCGGCAACATGGACGAGTTCAAGCAGATGCCCCGTGAGGAGCGCATCGAAGCATCGCTCGCGCGCCCGAACGCACCCGGCGCCATGTCGCTCGTGCAGATCAACGGCGTGAGCAAGGCGCGCATGCGCCATCAGTTCGCCCGGCTCCTGGGGCTCGAGCTGGACAACATCCGCGAGGCGCTCGCCGAGCTGAAGAAGGAAAACCCCAAGGTCTACCTGGATCAGGTCATGGCGCTGGCGGAGTTCTCGTTGCCGAAGCTGAAGTCGGTCGAGATCGACGTGTCGGCAAACAGCGAGTCGGCGAAAGACATGTCGTTGGAAGCGCTGCAGGCCGCGCTGACGGATGACTCAGTGGTGTCGGTGCAGTAGCGTGCCGCGCCGCTTTCGTCTACGCTGACACATGCCCGGCAGTCGACGCCTGTGTCGACTACGGGGATCGTGAGACCCGCCCATGCTCAAGAAAGCTGACGTAGCGCGTGAGCTGCTGCGTCGCAAACGCTGCCAGGAATCGCTGCATTCGTTCGCGCTCAACATCCAGATGCCGACGGTGCCCGCGGCGCCGATGTACCCGGACGAGGATCTGCTCGGGCCGGCGTCGAACTTCATGGCGAAGCACCATGCGGTGATCCTGGACTGCATTCAGCGCACGATGATGCGCCCCATGGGCCGCGCGCTCCTGATGCTGCCGCCCGGCAGCGCGAAGTCCCTCTACGCCGATTGCGTCGCGACGACCTGGTACATGGGGAAGTTCCCCGGCAGCCGCATCATGCTGACCGCCTACCAAGGCGATCTGGCCGAGCGGCAGAGCGGGCGCGCGCAGTTCATCGTCGAGCAGGACGACTACCGGAAGATTTTCGGCGACAACGCCGTGCTCGACAAGAATGCGAAAAAGGACTGGACGCTCAAGAACGGCAGCAATATGCTGGCGCTTGGCCTCACCGGCGGCTTGACCGGCAACCGCGCGAACGGCTGGATCATCGATGACCCAATCTCGGGCCGTAAAGAGGCGGATTCCGAGACCCAGCGGCAGGACTGCTACAACGCCTACAAGGACGACCTGCTCACGCGCTGCCTGCCGAACGCCTGGGGCATCCTGATCCTCACCAGGTGGCACGAGGACGATATCGCGGGACGCATCCTGCCGGATGACTACGACGGCCGCAGTGGCCTCGTGCGCTGCAAGGACGGGCTCGACTGGGACGTGCTCAACATCCCGGCGAAGTGCGAGCGGCACGACGATCCGCTCGGCCGGCAGATCGGCGAATACATCTGGCCGGAATACTACCCGCCCGAGCACTGGGCGATGTTCGAGCACGCGCAGGGCGCCGAGTCCGCGCGTACCTGGTCGAGCCTGTATCAGCAGCGCCCGACGCCGCAGGGGTCCGATCGGTTCCACGAGACGATGTTCCACTTCTACCCGGAGGGCACGGCGCCGCCGTACATGGCCTACGTCGGCGCGGGCGACTACGCGGTCACCGAGGGCAAGAACGATTTCACGGAACTTGGCATCTTCGGCGTGGATCCGCAGGGCGACTTATGGGAAGTCGACTGGTGGAGCAAGCAGTGCAACACCGGTGAATCGTGCGAGGAGAGCATCAACCGCATGAAGAAATGGCGCACGCCGATGTGGTTCAACGAAGGCGGCGTCATCGACAAGGCTATGGGGCCGCTGTTCAACCTGCGCTTGCGCCAGAGAAACCAGGCCGGCGAGAACATCTATTGCGACCGGCGCGCGATCCCCTCGATGGCCGACAAGCTGGCGAAGTGCGGGAGCTTCCAGGGCCGGGCGGCCTCCGGCGGCCAGCGGCCGGACGGGACGTTCAACACCGGCTCCGTGCATTTCCGGGACAACGCCAATTCCCGGCGAATTGTGCAGCAGCTGGTGGCGCTGCCCGCCGGTCGGTACGACGACGCCGCGGACGTGTGCGGCCTCATCGGTCGAGCGATGGATCAATTCCCGGTCGGGCGTATCCCGGTGAACACGCCGCGCGCGCAGTTGGTGCCGTTTTCGGTTCAGTGGCTCGAGCACCAAGAGCAGGAGACGCCGAAGAAGCGATGGCGGTAGTTTCGGCGGATCGGAAACTGGCGCTGTCGTTAATGCGCCGCATCGACTGTTTCTGGTAAACCGAAACAGCGCAGTTGACGCACGTCACACTTTAGGGCAGGCTGCGGTTGATGGCCCACCCGCAAGAACATTTCGCCGGTAAAACCGTGCTCGTCACGGGAGCCGGCGGCTCCATAGGTTCGGAAATATGCCGCCAGCTCGACGAGGCGGATTTGCGCGAGTTGCGCATTTGCGGTCACAGCGAGATGCCGCTCTACGAGTTGGATAAGGCGCTTCGGTCAAAGCGCGTCGTCAAGATTCTCGCATCCTGCACCGATGGCCGTGCGATGGCGGCGGCTTGCGAAGGCGTAGACATCGTGATCCACGCCGCCGCGCACAAGCATGTGCCGCTCTGCGAGCTGAACCCGATAGAGGCGATTTTCAACAACGTCGGCGGTACGGTCACGCTCGCCGAAGCTGCGAGTCGCGAAGGTGCTCGGCAGTTCATCCTGGTGTCGTCGGATAAGGCGGTGAAGCCTGCCTCCATCATGGGCGCCACGAAACGTGCGTGCGAGCTGTTCGTCAAGTTCCTAGATTCAAGGTCCAGTACACGGTTCACCACCGTTCGCTTCGGCAACGTGCTCAACTCATCCGGCTCCGTGTTGCCGCTATGGCGCGAACAGATTCGGCAGGGAAAAGACATCACGCTCACGGATGAACGCTGCACGCGGTATTTCATGTCAATCCAGGAAGCCGCGGGACTCACGCTCGGCGCAGCGGCGCTGCCGCGCGGCGGCCTGTACGTGTTCGACATGGGCGAACCGCAGAGCCTGTACAAGATGGCGGAGCAGCTCCTGCGGGAGCTAAACCCGCCGCCGTGGGACGCGGAGCGCGGCGGTAAACGCCCGAAGCTCGGCATCCGCATCACGGGCCTTCGCCCCGGTGAGAAAGTGGATGAGGAGCTTTCCTATGGCGGCGAGCAAGTAAAGACGCCTTTACCGAAGGTGTTTGCGTTGCGAGAGACCGGCGCGACGCGGCTATTGCGCTGGGAGGATTTCAGCGATCTGCTCATGGCGGCGCAATGTCGTCACAAGACGCTGGCGCTGGAGAAGCTCTGGGAGATAGTGCGATGAAAGTTGTGATCGTCGGTGCCGGCTATGTCGGCAGCGGGATGAGAAAGATTTTCCCGGATGCACAGATCATCGATCCTGCCAAGGGGTTTCCGTACACGGACGAAGTTTTCGACCTCGCGGTGATTTGCGTACCGTCGCCGATGAATGCGGACGGGTCGTGCGACACCAGCATCGTCTCCGACGCGGTGGCGCGCGTAAACGCCGACCTGGTGCTTGTGAAATCTACGGTAACGCCCGGAACGTGCTTTCGCATGGCCCGAGCTACGGACAAGCGCGTCGTGTTCTCGCCCGAGTACATGGGCGAGTCGAAATACTGGACGCCGCCGGAATTCCCGAACCCGACGGATCCTGTGGGGCACGGTTTCGTCATCTTGGGCGGTGCGGAGTCTGATTGCTCGGTGGTAGCAGACATCCTGCTGCCCATTCTCGGCCCAGCTACACGCTTTCGCTTCATGAGCCACACCGAGGCCGAGCTGGTGAAATACGCCGAGAACTCGTTTTTCTCGCTGAAAGTCACCTTCGCGAACGATCTGCGCCGCATTTGCGAGCGCGCGGGAGCGAACTACCATTCAGTGCGCGAGGGCTGGCTGGATGATCCTCGCGTGGGGCCGATGCACACGGCAGCCTTCAAGAAGGCGCCTGGGTTCAGTGGCAAGTGTTTGCCGAAAGACACGGCTGCGCTCGCGGCGTTCTGTCGGCAGATCGGCATTCAGCCGACGCTGCTGGATGCAGTGCTGGAAGTGAATAGGGATTCGCAATGAGCCGTAAAATAAACGATGGCACATTGCTCGAACTGCGCGCGATCGTGGCGTGGCTGGAGCGCGAGACATCCCTGATATGAACCCGCTCATCACGATGGTCGTCCCCGTGTACTCGCAGCCTGCCATGCTGCGAAAGCAGATGGAGACGTGGCAGAGATACCCAATGGCCGTGCGCGACGCTTTCCGCTTTGTCGTTGTGGACGACTGCAGCCCCGTCCCGGTCGAAGATTTGGTGCGCGACTTTCGTCACAATCAGCAAGTGCCGATTGATCTGTATCGCATCGACAAGGACATCCCGTGGAACCGCGGCATGGCGCGCAACCTGGGCACGCACGTTGCGGAGACCGACTGGATTTTGCACGTCGACACGGACCACGTTCTCGGTGCCGATGGGGCTAAAGCCCTAGCGGCCAATGTGAGCACCTGGTGCCCGAAGCGTTGGTACAGGTTCCGCCGATTCCGCATGGGCCGCGCCGATGAGACGCGCAAGAAGGACAAGATTCCGCCGGATGCCGCATACGGCGAGATACACCCGCACATCGACAGCTATCTCTGCACAAAAGAGGCGTATTGGCGCGCCGGCGGCTACAACGAAGATTTCAGCGGCGTACTCGGGGGCGGCTCACCGTTCCTGAAAGAAATGGAGAAAGCAAACGGACCGCATTGCGTGAGCGCCGTTGCTCTGGACGTTTACACACGCGATGCCGTCTCGGACTCGAGCGAGCATACGCTGCCGCGCAGCCCCGAGGCGTTCAAGCGCCGCAAGCAAGAGATCATGGCGAAGCGCGG